TCCCGAACCAACTTCTGGTTGGAATAATCTTTCAAACTCTGCTGTCAATAATATATTTTTAATTCCTCTCTTTACAGAAACCGCATCCTTTACTGTTGCAACATCTCCTGTTTGTGGATTTGCCGTAAAATCAAAACTCAAATCTGTATAAGATTTTTTGTATGTTGCCATAATTCCTCTGTTATTATTTAGTTAAACTATCTAAATCTAATTATTAGTTATCTTCCAACAAATTTCTATCTGCTGGTAAATTTTCGGGGTTTGGTACATTATCTAAAGCTCTAGCATAAGATTCAACTATTCCTCCCTGGCCAGTTTCAGTTATTGCATCATCACCTCTAACTGTAATCACCATTTTCTTATATTCAGTATCATCATCTGTGGGTGGAATTTGCAAACGAGTAACACCATCTTCTTCAGTATTTCTTCCCTCAACATCTGCAATAAAAATTTGAGCAAGTTCCTCACTTGATCTTGATGTAGTTTCAGTAAATGAAATAATGGTATCATCACCTGTAAAGAAACCTAATCTACCATTAAATCCAGTATTTAATTCTGGTTCTTTTACAGCACCATCAATAACTTTAAATATTTGTTGTTGCATTGATCTTTCACTCGGAAAAGTATTAAATGGTGCATCAGCAGCCATTGTCCAATTTACATTATCATCAGTTATTTGTTCTATTGAATCTTCTACTGCTGCAAAAGTATTTTCATTTCCTTGAAACACTTTATAAACTGTAGTACCTTTACCATTTGGTTTATGAGATGATCTATTTGTCAATACTTCTTTTGTAAATCTTCCCTCTCCAACAAGTGTTGTTGCATTTCCTTTAGTAAAATCAATTGCCAATAGTTCGTTTTGGCCAGTTGAAGTTTCTCTGCCTGGTTCTAATGGTGCACTTCCATCATAAGGAAACTCTATAAATTGCGCAGTCTTGTTATCATACTGTCTAACTATTCTTTCTTCATCAACTGTAGTTCCAGTTATTGTAGGCCCAAGTTTGATATGGTCTACTATGATTTTACTACTAAGATCATCAAACCTAAGAATTTGACCAAAACATCCAGACTTCATTCCAAGAACATAATCACCAACATTAGGTGTTATGTTATTCCATTCTGTAAATTGTATTGTTGTTGCATCTCTAAAGTTAACTGGTGGATTAAGACCAGCAGCGTCAAAAACATCTGTTGCTAATTCAGCTTGAGCAGCAGTGGCAGCATTATACTGAGTTTGTAATTGCAGAACTGCAGTATCCAATTCTGATTCCTCTGGAATAGGAGCAACTTCTTGAAACTCTAATCCTAATCCATTTTGACCGAATAATAATTCTAAACCTTTTGTTGAACTTAATCCCTGCATTCCACTAACAGACACCATTAAAAATCCAGCAGTGAATTTTAAAGAATCTGGTGGTGGATCATCTGAGCCAACTAAAGCTGCTTGAATAGCTTTATTTCCTCCAAAAGTTTTTATCGTTAACCAATAAACACCAGCTTCAGGTAAATTTGTAAATATACTAAGAAACGCTTTAATTTTATTTGCAACATCTTCAAAATATTTAATATACTCATCAATTATGTCTAGTAAAATTGCAATATAAGTATCTGCCCCATCAGCAAAAGATTTTAAACTTTGTGCAAAACCTATAATTTCATCAAAAAAACCGGCATAGCCAGGAATCATATCTTTTATCTTAATAGAATTAAAATTTGGAGAAATAGATGGTGGCGCTGAAACATCAATTCCTAATATTTCTCCATATTTGGGAACATCACCTATTCTAACATCGTTAGCAGAAATATTATCGTTTAATGCAGATCCTTTCAATGGTTTGGGTATATAATTAAAAGTAATAGGATAAGTTGGTGGAGTTCTCCCCGCAAAAAGATTTCTTTGAGATTCCTTATCTGGAACTGGTTGGGCCTCACGAATTCTTTCACCTGCTATAAAATTAACATCACCAATTTTTTTAAATTTAGTAGTAACTTCTTTCCAAGTACCATTAGGATTTACATCTACTGATTCTACATTTTGTGATATAAGTCTAAATTCGGGTGGGCCACCATAAACCTTATTAAGTTTATCACGAAATCTCTTTTGTGTTTTTACTTCCGTTATTTCATCAATTCTACCCAATGCATCAGAATCTTCACCTATTATAAAATCACCCTTTTTCCATTCTCCATATCTAGTGTCATTTGTCATGACCATTTTATCTTTACCAAGTTCTTCATCATCTGATTTAAATTTAACAGCCTTTAACTTTTTAACCATTTCACTAAAATTTGGAGCACCATCAAATAATCTTTGAAGACTTTCCCATGCAGAAACAAATTGAGTAAAATCACTAGTAGCAACTAATGCAGCAATTGCAACAACTTCTATACCTTCAATATTAGAACTTCCAGAAAAGTTTGGTTTACCAGAGCTGACTATTTCAGTAATCTCTCCACGTTGTTCAAGTTCTAATGCTCTTGCAACAAAATCTGGTGGGCCTGCTGTTGTCAAAGGTAATGTATATATTCTTTCAGATTTAAGAGTGGTAAAATCAAAAGGTTTATCATTTTGTATTTGGTCACTATAATTACTCATATTAACTGGTGAACCATCAGCAGTGTAAAGTTTAACTCTTGTACCAAGAGATTGTAGACGCGTCTGTGTTGTTTTTGGAATCTTAAATCTTGCAACATCTCCCTCATCATCAAATGCTGCAGACATGATACTAAGACACTCAGCTGGAGTCATTTGAGGTGGGAGTATTCCACCTGGCAATTTTACAGTTGATAATGGTTCACCCGTCCAAGTTGCTGCGTTATATCCCCCCAATTCCCATTTTGGTGGATCGTAAAATATTGGAGTTGGTGGAATAAAGCCCACCTCTCCTTGCTTTTTATCATTAGGATCTCTATAAAGTTTAAGATCTTTAAGTTGCATTGTTTTTTGATAATCTTCATCTACTCTTAAAATAAGACTACGTTCAGATGTACCATTATTGGGATCACTTGGTTCAAATTGATATAAACCATTTTCATCTTGTAAAATTTTTAATCCATATGTTTGAGGGTTTAAATTTCCAAATGAAGGATCTGTTGGATCAACTAATAACCAAAACACACCAATCTCTTTAAAATCATTACATAGTTTTATAATTTCTTCCGCGGCTAATCTAATTATAGTTCCTGCAGGATTTGATAGCATTAAAAATAATTTAGCAACATCACCAGTTTTCTTAATGATCTCCATCAATACTTCTACGCTGTTTATTGCATTTTGAGCATTACGAGCAATCTTATCAAACTCTTCTGGTAATACTAATTCTTTTTTATTCCAATTAGCCATTATTAGTTTCCTTAGCCTTTTCTATATCTTTTTTTCTTTTCAATAAAACTTGTTTTTGATTTTCAAGTTGTTTTTTTGAAGCTTCTACTGTGTGTAACATATCTTTCCATTTTTTAACTAATTCAGAATCCTTAAAACTTTTTGAATCTTGCCAAATACCATCTGTGCTCATATTATCCTCCTACCATGACTGTTGCACCTGTTCCCAAAATTAAAGATCCACAATCTCCCTTATCCATCAATCTAGCTACACCTTTAACACCTTTTGCTGTCAAAACAGTTGTTGACACATCTTGAACTACTCCTGTATGAACTGAAGTACCAAGTACATGAGGTGCTATTACATCTTGTGCAACATGAGGTGGAACTCCCATAACTAACACATCAGTTGTGGTTGCAGTTATTGGTGCTGGTGAAAATCCTGCGTGTCCTATTGACATATCGCCGGTTATTGAACATGGCATAGACATAATAATCCTCCTTATACTGAATCTAAAATTGTAAAATCACCATTTGAATATCCATTTGCTAATGCTTCTTCATTAAGAATAGCAACTTCTGTAGCTGGATCATCTGGATCATCTCTGTGTTTAAATGCATTACCATTAAAATCTAGTGTACTACTTGATGCATTATTTTGATCTGAAAATACTATTACTTGATCATCTCTATCACTATCTGTATTATTGTAAACTGAAACAAAAAAGAAACCATCTTTATAATTTCCTGTACCAATTTGAAATGGATTTCCCCAGCCATCTATAGTATTTAACACCGAAGCAGCTGTGGAAGTTCCTGCACCACCAGTATAAACTCCCATTTGGTCATGAACTTTTTCTGCTCTGATAGTAAAATGAACTTTAAAGTTTGTACCCTCAGAGGTTGTTTTAAAAATTAAAATATTAGAATTATCATCTACTACAGGAGAATTTTCCACATTATCTGAAAACCAATAAGAACTAGAATTTGTAACTGGCCAAGAAGTGTCTACATAAGTAAGTTCATAAGACTCACCATCTCCTGTATCAGTTGACAAAGTAATTTCTGTATTAGATTGTACTACAAATTCACTATTTGATGTTGCGTAACTTACATTAGTGGTAAATCCATTTTGATATTTTAAAGTTTTAAATCTTGCTGGTGATGGTAACGCATTTGCAAACTTAGATGGAAAAGTTTGTGAACCAGTTTCAAGTCCAAGTGTAAAAAATCCACCTTCTGTAAGTATACCTCCTGACTCATCCTCAAGTAAAATAATATTACTGACTGCATCAACCCCTTGAATAGTAACCACATCACCAGACTGAATAATTGTTCCATCAGTCTTCACTCTGTTCAATGCGTAATCTCTTGCGTGTTTGAATTTTGGAAAATAAGAATCAAGTTCATTTAATCCAGAATCGGGAAAAGTAACGATACGATTAAAATCTTCAGTTTCTATTTTTCCACCAAATCCATCTTCAAATACAATAAACTCTGTTCCAAAAGATTTTCCAGTAGTATTTTCTTCAAGAGTTATAAATCCACCAGCAGTAATTTTACTTGTTGCCAAACCACCAGAAAATGCTCCATTTGATGAAATTTGACCAGTATCCTCATTCAACTTTAATCCCATATCTCTGAACATGGACTTGTATGTTGGGCCACTGGTAAATTTAACTGATGCAATTGAAGCAGTTGCAGAGTTATCTGCGTAAACATAGTATTGAGTACCTAAAGATATATTTGAACTTGTATCTCCCCTAAGAAGAACAGTATTATTTCCTCCACACCCTCCATGTACAATTTCTGCAATTCCAGCCCCAGAACCACTTGCTGAAACTTTGACAACCGCTCCTGTTTTGTCTATTCCATCGTATGTTTGTAATTTAAAAGAACCTTCACAAGTTTGTCCATCAACAACAGTACTCTTTATAATTTCATAAGTAAAAACTGTTGTATTTGATACTGAATGTACATTATGAATTCCATTAATATGAGTTGGATTATCACAGCCAGTCATTACTATTTGATTTTGTTGGTCTGTCAATCCATGAGCACCATCTGTGGTAACTGTTACTTTAGAATGTGTAGCAATTGGGCCCACATCACTACTAGGAGCAATTGTTACAGAATCAACAGCTACATTAGTAGTTGTCATATTTTCTTCCATCACATATTCTGAATCTGGATGTACTCTAAACTTAATAGTTCCTTCGTGTGCCGTAGAACTAGATGTTGATGGTCTAAATGGTTGTTGTGGAAACCAATTTTCCAATATCTTGTTAGAAACATTAGTAAACAAAACTTCTTGTGTAAAAGTGGCTCCAGAGCCATCTGTAACTTGCACACGATCACTAAATCTTCTTGTAAGACTAGAATCCGTTCTAGCTCCAAAATTTGTAACAGTAAAATGATGTGTATTGGGTTCTGCACTACTATCTGTTGAAGTTGTACCAATAAACACATCTTCCATATTTGTACGAAGCCCCACTCCAGCATTTTCTCCTGGCGTTGTTCCTCCACCTGCTATTGCTTGCAACGGAGTTGATGTATGTGAAACATCAAATTCAATATTTGCAAATGGTTTAGTTCCAGCATAAACAGATGGTGGCCCAACTGCTTCCGATGCAGCCACAGCCAATGTACCATCGGGATTAAAAGTTAATCCCTTACCATCTCCTGTATTTGCAAATGCTACATAATTATGACTTACACCAGATTTACTTATATGGTCTGCAACTGAAGAGCCCCTTACACCAGTATCAAATGAACACACTTCAAATTGTCCACCAGTTAAAGAAAAAGTTCCCTGTGGCCCACCCCTTGATGTATAAGTAGTATTTTCATGAGTTTCAGTACTTCCTCCTTCAGAATTTATAGTATTCTCTGTAGTTATAATTCTTAATGTATCAAAATCTGTTACAGAAAAATCCCCATTAGAGAATTGTGCAGATTGTGGAACTAGATCACTTTTTAATTCAATAAATGGATCATGAGTAGAGTTTCCAGAACCATGACCAGATACATTGGTAGTAGCAAACGAACTAGAATTTCCATAAGTTGTAAATACTACTGCTGGATCACCCATAATCTTTTCCTTAATTCAATTTAACAAGAGAACCTTCAACTGTATTAATACCAGAAGCTGTACTATTAATAAGGACTCCTTCAAGAGTAATACCTGCAATCCCAAGTTTTATAGATGAAGCTCCATACGAAAGTTCTATTCCAGTGGCTCCTACGGAAATTGAAGCCAAGCCTCCCAAATATTTTAAATCTATTCCAGCTGCACCCATTTCAAAAGTTGATACAGAAATTAATGATTTTAGAGAAATATTTCCAGTTGGTGTCATTTGAAAGGAAGATAGAAGTCCAGTACCCCCTGGCTGGCCTGGAAGCATAGGCCCAAGGTCAACATTAAAATTACCTATTCCAAAATTTGCAGTATTGAAATTAATATCGCCAAAAGTAGCAGTGGTTTTTCTAGCTTCTGCTGCTGGTGGTAAAGAAAAATTTGTAATAGTTTCGTGTAAAGCACCAGTTACAACTAAATCCATTGCTCCACCGCTTGTAATTCCAGTGCTTCCTCTTGATGTAATAGAAGTTGAACCAGTTTCTAAAGAATATAATCCACCAATTTGGTGTCTAAGACTACCTCTTATGGTGTCTGTATCGGATGCCTCGGTAATTGTTTTTTTTACTCTTCTTCCAATTAATTCTATAACACCAGTACCAGCATCAAGAGTTATCCCCTTGAGTGGATCTACACTTATGTTTGCACTATCTATTTCAAAACCAAAAGATTTACCTTTCATATTAATATTTTTTGTAGTGAGAAGATCAAAACCATTAGCAGCTACAATATCTAATCTACCAGAAATATTTTCATACTTGTTACCAAAAATTGCAGTGTAATCGTTATTTAATCCTATATGAAAATTTTCATTAACTACTTTAATAATTTTTTGTCCTAAAGCTCCTATTTCCTCAAAAGTTCCTGTTCTATGATAACGATGTAATCTTTCTTTGCCGGGAGTATCATCAACTTCTATGAGATGACCACTTTCTGATTGATGAACATGATTGTATGGATATTTGGCTCCGTAAATGGATTGAGGAATGGGATCTTTCCATTTAAAACCAGTACCAACTTCGGGCCCTGCGGTCTGTAAAGATGCAGTAGAAAATCCTTCACCAGTATATACTCCCCATTGTGCTATTTTTTGAGCAACAATTCCCTGTGAGTAATCAAAATCAGTTTGAGACTTTCCAATAGCTGCTTTCGGAGTTGTTGGTTGTCCTAATACATGGGTATCATCACTACGAGGATAAGTAGACCTTGTACCATGTTCTTCTATTGCTAGAAACATAGCTGCTGTACTTTGTATACCACTTGTTTGTGTTAAAAATCTTTTAGTATTTTTTTCACTAGTGTTATTGGGCCCACTAGTTTCAAAATCTGGTTGTTTTCCCCTCTTAAAAAGTGATAAATTTTTAGGGGGATAAGGAACATTATCCTCTAAAGCATCTCCTTTAAATTCAAGTGGATTTTTTGGATAATCTTTTTTAACCCTTTTTAAATCTATATGAGGTAGTTCAATAAAATCTCCCCTTGGATCATTGAACCCTACATTTGGAACACTTGGTACTTCTGGAATACCACCAAGAGTTCCAAAGAAAACTGGTTCTTGACCTTGCATCCCATCACGATAAAATCCAACAACCCACGTTCCCTCAACAGGCCCAGTTGGACTAATACCTACACCAGTTTGTGCAGCAGAAAGAATAGGTTGAACAGGATATGCCCAAGGTAAAGATTCTGTTGGCATATCAGTTTTGTCTTCAGTATGCCATCCTAGTATCCTAACCCTACACCTACCCAAAAATAATGGATCATGGCGGTCTTCAACAACTCCCTGCCACCAGACAAATCCATCTTTTCCCATATATTCAGTCATTATATTGTTTCCAAATTTTGTTCTTGTTGTCTAAATTCTTCTGCTGTCAATGGTAATCCAGTTCTAGGATTGGGAACTTGCACAACAGGATCAACTGCCTCAAATGTAGAAGATATTGCAGACTTATATCCATCTTTAATTGCTTCAACATGCATTGTATATTCATCTTGTGTAATTTTGTGTCTTAGTGCAGTAATCAAAAATTTACCACTATAATACTTATGACCAGCTCCTCGGCCGGATGTAGAAGCTACTTTTGGATTTTCTGTAGGGAAATCAAATGAAATCAAATCACCAACTTCTCTTGAAGAATCACCTGCAGCTGAAAAGTTTATTTTAACACTATCAAGTTGTAATCTTTGTGATATTCTCCTAGCAAGAACATCTTCAACATGATTTTCTTTTATATCTAATTTTATTTTTTTTCCATCTTCTGTCATTTGATTTCCCTTTTCATCTGTAGCACCATTTTGAAATTTTAAACTTTGTCCAGCATTTGATGGAACTAATGATATGTGAGATTCGGGTTTTCCTAAAAAATCAGCATTGTCTGAACATAGTCTACCACTTTCAACTGAAACAGATACATCAATCTGTGATTTTTCGTCAAAATCTCCGCCCTTTTCTGTATTCTCTAAAGTTGATACAGTATTGGTTGCTGGATCTTTTACACTAACTGAACTGGGCGGTGTAACGTAATGAAAATCTCTTCGGTCTACTCTCATTCGGATAAGGTCATGAGTAATAACACGATTTGAATACATACCTAATACTACATTTTTCATTGTGTCAAAAGAATCAGTTAATCTAAAACTAGATACTGATTCGTATAAATCTTGTTTACTTTCTCCCATATTGGCTGGTATGTACTTATAAGAAGCCACAAATGGTTTCATACTTTCTTCAATCTCAGGAGTGTCTTTAAAAATAGGAATATGTGATTGTTTATCATCATTAGCAGTGGATAAAATAGCATTTCTTTCTAAGTGAGGAAACTCTTTAGCCACATCTTGCCCATTATCATATTTTGGTTTAAAAAGTCTAAAACCACCTAACATAAGAGTCTCTATGGAAACAAATCTAAATCCTTGAAGAGTTTGATAAAATACAAAATTAGCACCTTTTGTTTCTGGATTTGCAGACACTGCTTTTGAGGCCAAAAAAGATATAGCTTTAAATGGATTCCAATTTGGAATTATTACCTCAGCTGGAAATCTTGTAGGTTCAACTAAAAATGGTTTTCTTGTTGGTGGTTGTCTTAATGGTTTCTTTTTTCCAATAAAAAAATCATAAAATATATCTCTTGCCATTGCCGCAAGAGTGTAAGGTTTATCATTAATACTTTGGTTTGTATTTGGTAAATTTTGTTTAGTTGGATATATTTTTCTAACTTTTGATAATAAATTTGTAAACTGACTATCTGTTACAAAGTATAGTTTAATAGTTCTAGAATTGTCTGTTACTTGAACTGGTGGATCTACTTTATAAATTCTAAAACGATTAATTATCTGTTTGGGTGCTTCTGATACAGGGGGAGCATCAGTAGTTGTTGCGCCCTGAGTGGGCGGTAGAGATGCTCCAGCAGTAGAAAAAGAAACTTCAAATATCTCTTCTCCGATAATAGGAAAAGATTCTATCAAACCTACAGTATCCGTAAGTTTAATATCACCAGAAACTACAGGAGAGTATATATCTTCATAAAAATTTAGTTCATGCCAAACACTTGTAGTAAGGTCTAAAAAATTAGCACCAGCACCTGTATCTATATCAAGATTTGCAGATGTTAATGTCATTTTAGTGATATTGAAATCCCCAACTCTTTTGGGCTGTTTTTCGGGATTAAACGCAGTTTTCTTTTCCGTTTCCTTTAATATTGAATCAGCCATTATCTAAATAGTCCTCTAGCTTCATCTTGAACAGTCTGTATGAATGAAGCATCAATTAACTGAATTTCTCTTTTTGCTTCATTTAAATCTTGTTCATATCCGTATGCATAAATTATTTTTCTCTCAGCTTCATCTGTTTCTGTATATGTTTGATAATCAATCTCTAACGTATACTCTGGAACTGCATCAACAACTTTTGTTTCTTCAATTCTAGCTCTTGCAATTTTTTCATAATGATGAATTTTAGTTTGAGCTATTTCTATTGAACCATATTTGTCTATTACATATTCCCTAAAATCTTTATAACTGAGAGGCCATTCCCAATAAGGATCTACTATATTGTTAACTAGATAAATTGTCCAAGTATAAATGGTGTCTCCGTAATATTGATAAGCAAGAACATCTGGACGCATACCTTCTGGAACAACATAAGGATAATATACTGTTATCTCATCTTCAATTGCAGTTTTTAATTTGTTTCTAATCATTAAATTAACGGCGACTGTAAAATCTGGAACTGTAGAATTATTACCACCTATGTCATAAGCTATTCTTGGATAGTTTGCAAAAAATTCTGACATATTAATACCCCGCGTCTATGTCTTGTTTAGTGAGAAGTTGTGTTTCTTTAAATGACATTGATATTGTAGTGGTTAGTGGTTGATCATCATCCGTAAAAGAAACCAAACCAGAAGTTGTATAATCTGCAGCAAAAGATTCCATAAAACAATTATGAATTTTAAAAAGAGGTTTAGTAGGGTTAATACCCTCTAATTCCTCCTGTACTGCTTTTTTATTAACATGATATTTTATTTCAAATTCATCTGGATATGATAAAGTAACAGAAGAGTTAATTTGTTCTCCTGCACCAGTGCCGGGATGCATCCTTCTTTTAAAAAATCTAACTATCTTAGAAATTTCTGTAGCCTCTTCAGCTGAACGCGGAACCATTATAAATGTATAACTGAAAGTACGAAATCCACCAGGCCCTTGATACACCACTGCTTTGTGTGGATTTAAAATTTGTCCAGTTGCCTTTGATACTGCTTGGCCCGCTGCACTACCAGCAAATGTTCTTAGAGACTCAGTTGCAGCAGCCTTTGTCGCATCCTTTAAAATATTACCTCCACCAAGAATGTTCTTTCTTATTGAACTGAAAGCGTCAAATCCAGCAGCTCCTGCTTGAGCAAATTCACCTGCTGCTAGTGCAGCAGCTGCTCCTCCCCCCCCTTGACCTGTAGCTAAACTTATAAAACCTCCCATTTCTACATCACCAATAGCTTGACTGTATGAAGTTTTTAAAGCATCGGGAGGCATATACAAAACAACTTCTCCGTTTGGTGTTCCTCTTCTAGATTGTGAAGATGAAGTATAAGATTTTTTTGCAATGAATCTTATGTAATGAGGATATTCATCACCAAAACCTCCCACGCCTGCTGGATATTTGAAAAAATCTCCTGTATCAGCATTTGTACGAGCCATGGTGCTTTCAACTGAAAAATCATTACAAAGAGTTAATGGCCCTTCATAATCGTAAGACTTTGACGATTCTTTTACTAATTTTCCTTTTTCATCATCCCATGACCAAACAACTTCTGTGTAAATTTTCATTACTCTTCCTATAACTTGATAATTTTATTTGGGCGGTTTTGTGCCGTTACTACATATTTATATGAGGATTAAGAAAGGTTTTTATAAGCCAAAAAATATATCTAAATACAAGGGAGATTATCGTAAAATATTTCATCGCTCGGGGTTAGAACTAAAGTTTATGAGATATCTTGATGGTAATGATTCTATATTAAAATGGTCAAGTGAAGAGATTGTTATCCCCTATCGCTCTCCCATTGATGGTAAAGTCCATCGTTATTTTCCTGACTTTTGGGTAAAGACTGCACAAGGTGAAATGCTCATAGAAATTAAACCAAAAATTCAAACTAAACCACCTAAACCAAAACCAAACAGAAGAAGGTTTATTAGAGAAGTCAAGGCTTGGGGAGTTAACGAAGCGAAGTGGAAAGCAGCCGTGACTTACTGTGAAGCCAGAAATTGGAAATGGAAAATATTAACTGAACAAGATTTAACTAAATATTAGTATTATGGCAGAACAAAGTTTTTTAGATACACTCAAAACATCAATTAAGACCGCTGGAGCTGGAGCAAAAGCTAGAGCAGCTGGAGATTGGTTTAAGGAAAAAGTAAGACAGGCAAGTGCAAGTGCTCAAATGAGAGCAGTAACTCCGAACCAACTTCTTAGAAGACAAGAAGAAGGTAGTGCGACACTTGGAAAAATGTTGTTCTATAAGTATGATCCAAAGTTTGCTAAGAAGTTACCTTATTGGGATATGTATCCTTTAGTATTTCCATTTGAAAAAGCTAAGGGTGGATTCTATGGTTTGAATTTACATTATATTCCACCAAGAGAACGAGCAGTTCTTATGGATCAATTAAAAAGATATGCAACTAATAAAAAGTATGATGAAACTACAAGATTAAAATTAACGTATGATATATTAAAAGGATTTGGTAGAGCAGTTCCATGTGTAAAAAGATATCTTGGAACTAATGTTCGTTCAAATACTGTGAGGATAAATGCAGACGAGTGGGAAATAGCAATATTCCTACCAGTTGAAAGATTTCAAAAAGAAAGTACAAGAACTGTCTGGAATGACAGTAAGAAATTCTATTAATGGCACAAACTCAATTTAGTATAGAAAAATTAAAAGCAACTGTTGGTGAATTTGCCAAAGGAAACAGATACAATGTATCAATTACACCTCCAGCATTTTTATCAGCCTCATCCCAAACTTTAAATAAATTGCCATTTTTATGTGAATCCGTTTCACTTCCAACTAAGGGTATAGCAACTAATCCACATGACATAGGAAATGGCCCACCAAGAGAAATAGCTTATAGAGAAACATTTACAGAATCTGCTTTATCATTTATTTTAGATGATGCTTTTGAAATAAAAAGCTTTTTTGATGGATGGCAGGCAGGTATTATGAATAGTAATAGTACTCGTAATCCTAATTATTATTTTAATTATGTTGGAGAAATTAGGATAGCTAGACTGATAAACAGCGCAACTACACTTGATCCTGCAGCAGGTAATTATAGAGTGGTATTACTAGAAGCATATCCTTCTGCTGTTGGTGAAGTTGCATTGGGCCACGCGCAAGGAAATGAAGTATTAAAACTTAGTGTAACATTTAAATATAGAAGATGGAATGCTTTAGCAAATTTTTTATAAAATAATGATTTGAAAAGGAGAATATTATGGCTTTGCCAAAATTAAATACTATACAATATGATTTAGAATTACCATTATCTGGTAAAAAAATTGAATATAGACCTTTTTTAGTTAAAGAGGAAAAAATTCTTCTTATGGCTCTAGAGGGAAATAATGAAAAGGAGATGACAAAGGCAATAAAGCAAATATTAACTCAGTGCGTACTAACTAAGGGATTTAATGTTAATAAACTTGCGATTGTCGATCTTGAATATCTTTTTCTTAACCTTAGAGGAAAAGCAGTTGGAGATATAAGTACAGTTTCATTTAAACATGAATGTGGTGAAATTATTAAACTTGATGTAGATCTTACTAAGGTAGAAGTAGTTCAAAATGAAAATTACTCTGATATAGTAAAACTTACAGATGATATTATGATTCGTTTAAGTCCACCAAAAATAGATGATGTTATTGGAGTTGCAAATACAAATCAAATAGATATAGTTATGAAAATAATTAGAAATAGTTTACTTGAAATTATTCAAGGTGAAGAAATATTTTCTGCACAAGATCATACTAAAGAAGAGCTAGATGAATTTGTAAATTCATTAAACTCTGCTCAATTTTTAAAGCTTCAAGAGTATTATGAAACTTTACCAAAATTAAAACAAGATATTGAGTATACTTGTCCAAAATGTGGAAAAACTGAAACAGAAACTTTAGAGGGTCTTGCATCTTTTTTCGCATCTGCCTAAGTCATAACTCACTTGAAGCGTATTATTTACAAAATTTTGCAATGATACAACATCACAAATGGAGTTTGACGGAAATCGAGGATATGTTGCCCTACGAAAGAATACTATACTCAGAATTATTAATGCAGTGGGTGAATGAAGAAAATGCTAGGATTGAAGAACAAAATCGTAAAAATAAAATTTAACAAGAGAAACAAATGGCCACACTTTCAGACGTAGTTACTTCTTTAAAAGACATAAACACAACACTTGAAGCGCCACCCAAAAAATCTGCATCAGATGTAGAACGTGAAATGGAAGCTGCAAATGATGCAAAGCGTGGTAGGGAAATTCAAGAGAATATTTTGTCTGAGCTCAAAAGGGGTATCGGTGGTGTGACAGGTGCTGATAAACAGAAGGGTGGATTAATTTCAGGCCTTCTTGGTGGTCTTGGAGCTGGTATTATGGGAGTAATTAGAGCAGTATCAAAAATTGGGCCAAAATTTATTTTAGGAATGGGATCACTTGGTGCTGGTATAGTTGCATTCATGGTAGCGCTAGGAGGTGGAGCTGCGATAGCAACATATGCGGGACTTGATGGTGAAGGATTAAAAACACTTGTAGGTAATACTTTTGGTGCATTTTCGGGAACTGATTTGGTGGCTATGGCAGCAATAATAGGTGCTGCTATGGGAATGGAAAGATTTAAAATTAGTAAAGTGGGAGTGGCGTTAGGTATGGGTGCAATTGGTGCTGGTATTGCTGCATTTACTCTTGGTATTCTTTTAGCTGATGGATTTTCATCACTTGGTGCTTTGATTGGATTGGATGGTGGTAGTCTTAAAACATTAATGAGTAATTTTTTCGGAGCATTTGACGGGCCCGGCCAGATAAAAGGTCTAGTAACATTGTTAACAGCTGGAGCATTAGCGGGTGCAATACCAGGCGGAGAAGTTGCAGTAGTTAAAGGTATGACTGCAATTGGTGCTGGTATTGCAGCATTTACCATAGGATTACTTGTAGGTGAGGGTTTTGCAATGATTGGTAAAATGTTGGGTTTAGATGGAAGTAATCTAAAAGTTCTTCTTGGTAATCTTGGAGAAGGTATTGGTAACTTTATCGGTGGTATCGGTAAGGGAACATTTGAACAATTAAAAGACATTGATGCAGAAAAATTAGTTCAACTTGGTAAGGGGATTGCGGGTGTAGGTGTAGGAATTGCTGCCTTTGGAGCTGGTGCAGTTGTTGGTGTAATTGGCGGTGTTATGGAAGGTCTTGGTTCTTTCTTTGGTGTCAAAAGCCCTATTGATAGAATAATTGAAATATCTCAAGATAAAAGTATTGATACAAAAAGATTAAAAGAACTTGGAGAAGGTCTTGGGCCTCTAGGACAGGGAATTGCTGCATTTGGTGGTTTTGAATTAAAGGGTGGTTTCTTTGGTGGTGATACTGATATAGAACAATTTATTAAGGTGATTCAAAAAATAGGAGCTTCAGATGCTAACATTGATGCAGTACAAATAGCAACAATTGCATCAGGAATAGAACCTTTAGGAAAAGCAATGTCAGGATTTAAAGGTATAGATTTTGCAAATCTTGATGATATAGATGATTTCTTTGATGGAATCTCCTACAGAAACTTACAAAGAGCAGCGACACCAGAGCAACTTAAAGAAGTCTCAAAAGGTATCGCACCACTAGCTGAAGCAATGAAATCTTTCAAAGGAATAGATATGGATGCAATAACTGGTGGAGTGGGAGAGGATAATCTAGGAAAATTCTTTGAAGGTATGGGTGTAGCCGCAAAAGAAATTAAAGATCCTAATACGTTAGTAAAAGCTGCTATAGGAGTAAAGGCATTGGGTGAAGCAATGCAGTCTTTCAAGGGAATAGATGGTGATCAAATTAATACGGCACTGGAAGCTGTAGTTGAAGCTGGAGGAAGTGATAAAGCAATACAAATTTTTACTGGATCAGCACAGGCTGCAGGTGCAGGAGGTGGTGGAGATACATTTGTTACTAACAATTATTATACAGACAATAGTGTAAAATCATCGTCAAATATGAACCTCAATGAATCAGTACCTACAAGATCTGGTGAGTCAACACAACAGCTTGTAAAGGAAGCAAGTAAGAGTAATTAAGGGGGGTGAGGGTTGATTAAACCCTCACTAGTTTTATTGATTAAGCCTCTTGAGCTAGTTTCTGAAAATAATCCATAGACTCGCCACTATCATCAGATTCAGCGACAGCTGGTTTAGATGGAGCCGTATAAGGTTGACCACCATCAAATGGAACATCTACAGAATTAGGTGTAGGGGAAAACTCACTACCCAAACCAAGAACACGATCTAGTTTAGCTTTGAGTTCATCAAATGATTTGAACTTATCTTCACTTACCAATTCTTTCAAAGAGTTTTCTGACTTCCAAATC